GTCTGTGTTGACCAGGAACCCGCGTGTGCCGTGCAGCGAGGCGTCTTCGTAGGGTCCGTTGTTGCTGGCCACCACAGGAATACCCAACGCGGCCATCTCGACGAGGCGGATCGCCGACTTGCCCCGGTTAAAGACGTGCGGCAGCAGAGGCGCCAACGCAACATCGAAGTCCAGTGCCCGGTAGTAGTCAGGTAGCGAATCAATCCACCTGTCCAGGCGCACGCGGGAGCGATCCCACGACAGCATCGACTTGAACGAAGCACCCATCAAATGCACCCGCACATCTGGGTTGCGTTTCAAAAACCGGCCGACCTGCGGGCCGACGTCTTCCCAGTCCATCTCGTGACTGGGGCTACCAGCCCACCCAACGGTGAACTCGTCCCGCCGCGGCCGCTGGTGCTCGAGCAGCCACGCCGGGATGCGGTTCGGCACCACCACAACGTTGCGGTTCCACGGGGACACCCGCTCAGCGAGCACATCGTTGGTCACCGTGACCACGTCGGACGCTTCAATGTTGCGTCGCAGGTTTTCGAGGAGCTCCGGTGTGAACACCTTGTAAGCCTTGGTGTTCGACGGCGGAATGTTCCACAGGTCGTCGTCGAGCTCGAGGACCATCAGGGAGCGCCCGAGGCGGCACAGTTGCTGCCACACATTCGACGCTTCGAGCAGCGCCACCCGCTGGCCGATGACGATGTCAGCGTCGGTGGGCACCCAGAGGGGCATTTCCGTCGACCACTCGGCGTTCCCACCGCGCCGGTTGTACTCGGCGAGCGGGAGCTCGATGCGGTACCAGTTGCAGGCCGACCTGTCAGCGCCCCACCCGAAGATCCTCGGCACGCGGCGCTCCTCTGTGTTACGCAGCCGCCTGGGCTGCGCTGTGTGATCCGAGCGGGCGCGCCACACAGCGACACCACGGGTGAACTGCGCCAGGGCAAGGCACTGGCGGCCGGTCGACAGACCAGGCTGATCCCTCGAGGGCCCTGCAATGTGGATCTACCTTGGAGTCGCCCGCGGTGACCCAGACCATGAACAGCTGGCCGCGGGCCGCCACGTCATATGCACGGGCTGACTTAGCCCGGCGCTGGCCGGCACGACGATGCGCCGCAAGGTAGGTCTGCTCGCGGCGTAGCCCCGCGGTGAACTCTCCGCTAGCGGCCGCTTTGGTCATCCGCTTCGCCGCCGCCAGTAGGTAGCGAGCTCGCATGGTGGGTTCGTTCGCGGCCATCCGCTTCACCATCGTTGGCGGGCCGAACCTTCTCGACGAAGCCAGCCCGAACGGGTTGGGCTCTGGATCCTCCGCGACGGTGGGTGAGCCCCACCGTGTGCGACCTGTCAGGGCGGGTTCCATGGTGAGCTTCCCAGCCGCCCGCACAGCCCGCCTGTTCAACCCCAGCGCGACCATGCGGTCCACCAGGAGCAACGGCAAGGTGACTGCCCTCACCGCCACCACAGACGCCAGGAACAGCGCCAGGGCGGCAATGACCGCTTCTTCCTGGGGGGTTAAGCCTTGCTGCTGGTCGGCCGCGTACGGGTCGACCTGGACAGCGGCTGTCACTGGCCAGGTGCCGGTTGATCGGCGGCCGGGACAACGCTCTGGTCAGCCGGTTTCGGCTGGCCTTGAGTGGCCTGCTGCGCCAACTGTGCCGGCGTCAGCTGTCCTGCTGGTGGCTGCTCGGGCGCTATACCTGAGTCGCTACCAGTTTCGATGCGCTGAACTTCCTGATCTTGCCACTCGCCGTCTTTGTCATTATTGACAAGCTCGACAAGGGTTCGAGTGGAGGCGGCTTCGGCGGCGCGCAACGCCTGAGCGGTCTGCGCCCTGACTAGCTGCGACTCGGAGACAGTGTCGGCGAAATGCACTTCTATATCCGCTGTCGGGTCAACCTTCGAACCGAACTGGGCTACGTCGATCTCCAGCACAATCTGAGTCAGGTCAAGCAGAGCACGGTTCCAATGCCTGAGCTTGCCATTTCTGGTGTGTTGGGTGCGGATCTGGCGGGCCCAGGATTCGGTTGCGGTTTGGGCTGTCGCTGCCAGGTCCATCCCGAACGTCTGCAGGCTATAACCACTACCGCTGACAATGCGCTCGATCAGAGAACGCGCCGTTTCGCGGTGCTCTTCGTAGCGGATCGCGAACTGGGTTGCGGTCAGCTGCAGATCACCATCCGGTGGGGCGTTCAACCCCACATACAGCTCACGATCGAGGTCAGCGGTCGCGCCCTTGCCGCGGCCGTGGTCGTCAAGCATGTGCGCCGGCACGTGCAGCCGGGAACGGCCGTGGCGGATATCGCGGAGCCAAGAGCTCCACACGTCGTCGAGCGCGTCCAAATCTTGCTCAACACCGGAGATGTCAGCCCGGCCCAGATCACGAGCAGTCGGGAGGTGACGCCAGGTGCGTGAGCGGGCGTTCTTGATCCCCACCACATCGAGCCGGTCGATACCGGTCGAGATACCGGACCCGTCCCTGGAATCGTCAGCGATCATGCTGATTTCGGAGAGGTCCGCCGTTTCTGGGTGCGCATCTAGAGGGACGATGCGGCCCAGGTTTCGCTCATCACCCAGATACGCGGCATGCCATACGTACCCGGGCTCATGCCACTCGAGATGGCGTAGCACGATGCCGTTCTCCGCCCACTCACGCACAAATACGACGTCCTGCAGCCGTCCGTAGGCGTAGCGCGGGAACGCCGCGTCGGCATCCACAGAGGAGATCAGCGGGTTGTCCGGATCGACATCCCGGTCCCAACCGACCCGCAGATACACCTGACCCAACGCTGCGCAGGTTTCGGCGGCCTCGTGCAACTGCGAGCCGGCCTCATCGGCTAGCAGTTCGTCCAGGCGGGCTTGCACGGTGTCGTCGGGGCTGGTGATCGACGGAGGCTGCCCGAACAACAGGTCGGCGGACACCTGCGCGATCTCCGAGGCGAGCGGGACGTGGAGTTTGGTGCGCTTCTCCCCCGGTGAGGTTCGTTCGCCCCAGAAGAAGCGGGAGAACATTCCGACCAGGCCTGCCTGGCCGTTCTGGCGGCGGAAGAACGAGTCGGCGGTGTTGGTGCCGTAGTCGCCGCCATAGACGCGGGACAGTTCCTCAGCCGAGCCTCCCCACCAGGCCGACCAGCGGGCTAGGTCGTTGAAGACAAGCTGGAGATCTTTCGGTGGAAACGGGCTGTTCGGTTCGGGCAGCAAGGGTTGTCTCCTCCTCTGGCAGCGGAGGCGTGCCCGCCGGGCTATGCGTTGGTTGTCACGCTGATCAGAGTGCTGACGGGATGAACGGGCGCCATATCGTTTGAGTCGACGCGATGGCGTAGCGTGCCGCGTCACAGTTGTGCACGAGCACACCCCCGGCGAAGTACTCCGGGACTCCAGCAACAGTCAGGTTATAGACCGGCTGCCTTTCGCTCCTCGCGGTAATACGCAGCACACGTACGGGAGCAACAGAGCGTGGTTTCCTTCTTGCTTTGGAACGCCGCCCCGCAGCGTGCGCAAACGAGGTCGAAGCAAGCAGCCGCGTACCGCGCTTTGGATCGGCAGCTGGCCGAGCAGAACCGACCGGGCTTGGGATCCTTGCTCTCCCAAGGCCCGAGACACCACTCGCACACCATCGCAACAGGCTTAGCTTCCGCCCACCGCTTCCGGCCACCGACACCCAACTTCTCCCGGTTGACGGCGCACTTGCGTGAGCAGTGTTGAGTGCTGGAGTATCGGTTGATCCGGAAGGTGTTGCCGCACTTCGCGCAGGTTCGGTCCTCGTCGTCCAGGCCGGCATCACGACGCCACGCTGACTTGCAAGCGTTAGAACAGAACCGACCCTCTTGCATGGCTCGAGACCAGTACTCGTCACCGCACTGCTGACAAGTTCTGGTGTCAGGCCCGCGCCCTTCCCAAGCGTCCTTAGTGATCGGGCGCGCGGCCCAGACGTCACGGCCGTGCTGGCGGTGCCACTCGAGACCTTCCGGTGTTCCGTGCCACTCAGCGGCGAGTGGGCGAATCCGCTCCAGGTGCTCAAGCTGTTTCGGCTCACGCATCCGAACACTGGTTTCCTCGGCGTGATGGGCCCGATGTTCCTCAGCGGGGATCGCATCGAGGTTCGAGAGATCATTGTTGAGGTGATCGTGGTCCTTGTGGTGAACATGGAACCCGTCAGGGATCGGGCCGTGTTCAGCCATCCACACTTCTTCGTGAAGGCGTTTGACACCCTTTTGACGATCACCGATGCCAGGCGTGAAGTAGCGTCGATCAGAGTCACGCTCGGAATCCGGATAGCGCCGGAACCTGACCCCGTTGAACACGACAACTTCGCTTCTGACCACGACATCATTCTATCGCCATATCGTAGTCCATCCAAATTTGTCCAGCCCCGACCGACCACCCAAGCAGGATGGTTTCCGGTGCCGGTCAACGTCTCCCCGTTCGACAACTCAACATCGAATACGGGCGCCGACGGGTCCGTCATCCCAGCGGAAACAACTGGTCGCCAACCATCTCTGGTCGCAACCAGATCGCCAGGCTTAACCTGCTCGATCGGCACCTCGCCGGCGACAGTCCGAACCTGGGTGCCGGCCACAAGGCAGGAGTGGTCGCCGAGCTTAAGAGGCTTGTCCTCCCCGCGCTCAGCGGCCTTACTGTCCCAGCTATACGAACCGAGCTCCGTGGTCAACCCAGTGCAGGATTCGTGGACCACCAACTGACCAGTGGCCAGCAGCGATGCCATCAGCCTAACCCCGTCCAAAACTGAATTGTTCGCATCAATCACATTCGACATTCCATCACGGAACAATTGCAATTTGAAGCTCGCCGCGCTCGGGTCGACGGCCACCCACTGCGGTCGGTCCGGGCCGATCCACGCACGGAGGTCCCTCGAGAGCTCGGCGTCGGTCTTCTGCGCCAGCTGCTTCTTCGAGTCGAACCGGTACTCCCGCATCAGAACCAGCCGGGTTGGTGTCCCAGCGTCCCGGTCAGCAGCCTGCACACCCAACATCAAGGCCGCGGTCGGATTGACCGTGCCCACATCAACACCCACACCTGGGATGCGGACCATCGGAGGCAACGGCCCCCGGATGATGTGGCGTTCCTCGGAGAACATGTCGAAGATGAGACCCTCAGCCAGGCACCACTCACCCAACACCCACCGGCGGTAGTGCAGACCACTGAGGGAGCTGACGATCTGCTGCTTGAACGCCTCAGGCAACGTCGGGTTGTCGTCCAGTTGGAACGAGAACCGGTAGAGGTCGAGCCGGCCGTCACCCGCGCAACCCGAGATGCACTTCATGTGACCGCACAGTTCGCACGGCCACCGTTTGATCTCACCGTCGCGGGTGAGGTGCAGCCGGGCCTTATCCAGGTACTTCGTTTTCAGCCAATGATGCGGGCCCTCGGGGTTGGAACTGAGCCACATTTTCGCGCCGTGCTGGCTCATGCGGGTGGTCAGCATGTCCATGAACGACTCGGGCAGGGTAGAAGCCTCGTCGACCAGGGCCCCTACGAGGCTGAGGCCCCTGAGCTTCTCCTGGCTGCGTTCATCATTGCCACCCACCATATAAACGCGGCGGCCAAGGATCCACGCCTCACCAGACCCCGACACGATCTTGCATCGCTTCGGACCCAACATCTCAACCAGCGGGTCTAGGCAATTTCTCTTTAAAGTACGTTCCGTGCGGCCGGCAGCCAGCAGGTTCCCCGGCTCACCGTTGCGGATTGCCTCAAGGAACGACAGCAGACAGCAAATAGTCTTGGAACTTCTGACCGCACCCTCATACGCCAAAATGCTCGCCTGGCTCAGCGAGGTAGCAACCTGCTGCTTACCGACGAGCGGTTGGATCTCCACCCGTCAACCTCACATCTGAGTCGTACCCGAACCCATCACATGCCTCAACCACGCATCCACCGCAGCGCCACCCGAGTCATCAGCATCGTGCTTATCCAACAGCACATGCTTATCCAGGGCGATCGCCGCGGCCGTCATCAAATTCCGCGCCTCAGCCGACGGAGGGCGGTGCAAAATCTCCGAGTTAAACCGGTTCTCAGCCCCACCAAACGCAAAGACTTCACACGGCTCCTCGAGCCTGTCCAACATCTCGTTCGCCTTCTGCAAAAACCGGGCAGCAGTCCTCGAGCGAAGCTCCGCCAAATCCGCAGACCTCGCCTGCGTACCTTTTTGGGTCTGCGTCCGGTCGAAGGCATCAGTGATGCCCGCTTCTTGGGCGATCTTACCGACGGTGCTGGCTGCGACGCCGAACTCTTTGGCGATCTGGTTACGTGATCGGCCGTCGGAGGTGCTGATTGCGTTGAGGATGTCCTGGCGTTTGCTCTCGTTCAGGGGAGGCGGCATGTTGGGCTCGGGTTCTTGGTGCTTGCCGTCTCCGGGACGGTCAAGGTGGCGTGCCGTTCACGCCTCCTGGGCGTTGTGGCTGCCTGCGGGTTGAGTCGCGTCAGATTTGCTTGGAGAGGTACAGCTGTTCACCCAATGTGTTGATCAGGTGGAGTTGTGTTTCGATCTGGTCGATGTGCTCTTCCTCTTCGGCGAGGATTTCCGAGAGAAGCGATGCGGAGGCGATGTCGCCTTTGCTTGAGCACATCTGAATCCCCGGGTTGAGCCTGGCCACCACTTCGAGCTCGAGGAAAGGGGCCGCCCGTAACTGGTCGGGGACGGTGTTGCCTACCCGGATTTGGAAGAGGCGTTGGAAGTCTGGGGTGCCTTCGAGGGTGAGGATTCGTCTGGTGAGTCGTTCGACGTGTTCTTGTTCCTCGGCGATGTCTTGACAGGTGCGGGCGGCGAGTTTGGTGAATCCCCAGTTGGCTTGCATGTTCGCGGCGAGGGTGAACTGATGCACGCTGGTGAGTTCGGAGGTGAGTTGTTCGTTGAGTAGGGCGATGACTTCGGCGTCTCCGCGCACGATGTTCTCCGTTCGGGACGCGTTTCGTCACGCTGTGTATAGCGAGTGCCGGAATTTGCGGGGCTGAGACCCGGAGGCCAGTCACGCTGCGTGCAAGTCAGTTGGTGTGCGCCTTGTCGAGGCGGTGGACGACCCGGAACCGGTCGTTGCTGCGCCGGTTGCCCAGCTGGTATTTCCAGGCCCTCATCTGCAGGTCACGCCACTGCGCGGCCGTGATGGTGTCGCTGCTGGTCACGGGATCAACCCCATGGTGCGGGCCTGGTCGAGGCTGATATTGCCGCCGGTGCTGTTCATGTGGTTGGGGATGACCACGTCGTACTCGGGGCGGACGATGCGGCCGTTTTTGTCGGTCACCGCCGGGATGGTTTGGCGTGGGGTGTCGCAGTCGCAGCCGGGGAGGACGTGGATGGCCACCCCGGAGTGGGTTTGGTGGCAGCCGTCGAGGGGGGCGTGGCCTTGGGCCAGCATGGGGAGGTCGGTCATTGCCAATCCTCGCAGTCGCAGTCGCAGGTTTCGCCAGTGAGGGCGGCGCGTTCAGTCCAAGCCTCGTCGAGCCATGACCAGGCCAGCTTGTTGCCGGACCAGGCGCGTTCCTTCAGGCCAGCGATCGTGCGGTCAAGCTCGGCGATTCGCTGGGCGAGATCTGCGTCCGTCACACCCTGATCATATCATTTTCGCAGGTCAGCGCATGTTTCGGGGGTGTTGTGCCACGTTCGCCGGTAATGCTCTGTGCGCCACGCCGTAAACCATTCGGGGGCTTGATCGGTGCGCTTCGCCGACCAGCTTGTTGCCGGCCGGGGCAGGGGCAGCCGGTGTTGCACAGGTGCTGCACCGGTGTTCAACGCGTCATAGCGGCGAGCCTCAACAAGGTGGATGCGAGGGCGGCGGCGATCTCCATGGGGTCACAGATCGACGCGGAGTGGGCGAGTGTCCACCACAACGCGGTGGGGTCGATCCCGTCCGCGAGGTCTTTGCGAACCTCACCCAACATCTCAGTGATGACCTCATCGGCTTGAGCTCTGGCCTGATCAGCGTGGGGGACTATTTCGGTGGGGAGCTTCAGCACTTCAGTTCCCCCGCCCACGGATGAAGTCGACGAGCCAGATGCCCAACTGGACTACGGCTACTCCGGCGAAGATGGAGATGGCTAGTCCGAGGAGTTGCGGGTCCACGGCGTCCACCTCCTGACCAGGGCTTCCCTGCGCTCGGAGCGAAGTTTTATGAACACGGAGCGTCTTAGTTCACATCGCGGACATTCGCATCGCCGAAAGGTGGAGACGGCGCGTTTAATGGTGCGGATTAATGCTTCTCCCGGCGGGAAAATTGGTATCATTTGGGTATCCCCGGCGGCATAAGGAGAGCACGATGGCACAGAAGATCGAAACACTGTTGATCGACGACCTCAGTGGCGAATCCGCTGACGAAACCGTCACCTTCGGATTCGATGGCACCGCCTACGAGATCGACCTGACGAAGGCCAACGCTGGCCGGCTTCGTGAGGCGATGGCTGAGTACATCGCGGCAGCCCGTAAGGCTGGTTCGGTGAAGTCTCAGAGCACCGGTGAGCGGATGCCTCGGGAGACCGCGCAGGCTATGCGAGCGTGGGCCGCCGCCAATGGCATCGAGCTGGCTAGTAGGGGCCGCATTCCGCACGCTGTGGTGTCCGCGTACCAGGAAGCCAACTGATGGGGCTCAGCGTGGCTCTGAGCGGCCCGCCTGACCTACCTGGCGGGGGATGGCGGCACGAGCGGTACGGCGACGCTGCCGTCTCGGCCCACTACCGTCAGGACGGCGGGCGGGCGGTCATCGTAGCGATCGTCATCCAAGGTTCGGATCTGACCGCTACGACGCTGCGGGCGGTGCCAATCGGCGAGTTGCTGCGGACCGGGCCGGCCGGTGAGCCAATCGAGTCTGGCGCTCCGGCACCGTTCACGCGCAAAGGTTCCGGCGGCGAGTTCCTGGCCAAGGTGCAAGAGGCTTACGTGTACTACGTGCAGCGAACCGGTAAGCCTGCAGTTGAGATCGCCGCGCTCTGCGATGTCCCGGTCGGGACTGTGCGCAGGTGGGTCAGAGAGGCTCGCGGGGCCGGCCTGATGGGTGCTGGGGCTCA